TCTGTTGAACGACCGAAGCCAAGAATAATAGCCGCTCCGGTTTGATGACCGCCGGTATCAAAAACACGTGGCGCTGCATTTGGCGTTTTATACCAGTTCTTATGTACCTCACAAAGAACCGTAAAAGGAAGATTATAAAGATTATTCTTAATTGGAACTGTAACTATATCGCTTGCGCGGGTCGCCGCCGTCGCTCCTGATATAATAAAAGATGATACACAAGGCCCATCTTCTACTTGTGGGGTGGCCAGATAAATATAGTCACCAGATACGGTTGCCCCGCTCTGCTTAGGAGAATACTGTATCTGAGAGCCTATTTTTAACTCCCCATCAATTGCCTGAATTGTTGCCTCTGCAAAAATCCATCCGGTAGCTTCGTCCTTTCTGACTCTCGCTGTAATCCTTGAGGCAGCACCGCCTGTCATATTAATTTCAAGCGTTTGTGTATCAATATACGCATCACCAAGAAAAGTTGTTGCGCTACCGTCATATTTATCAAACCGGATACGCAACCTTACCTGCAGTTCTGTTTTAAAACGACATGAGGTTGTCACGTGTTTATTATCGCCTGAGACATCAACTGACTTTGTTGCAGCAATTGATGCCATATTAATGGCTGAGGTTTGCCCAATCAGAGAATCGTTGCAGACAAACTTTCCATAGGTAAAACCAAAATTATCCGTCCCTGTTTCGGGCACATCCATATTTGAAGATCGCCCCCAACTGGCAGGGCTTTCCGAATTGAGCATGTAGTTTGTTCTTTGCCCCTCAATAAGCAGGCCATCACGTTCAAATCGTGGCTCGTCAATGGCAGCCTCTGTCAGCACACCAGATTTGTTAATATAGGTTGCTTTCGATGCACGTTTAAACTTAACAATCTTGTCGCCAGGCATCGTTATTTCATCGTCACCAATAACAATTTTTTTATATGACGGCGAAAAGCCCGTAATCATATCCAGCGAATCGTTAAATGGTATCCACACATCAGGCAGCGGCTGTAAGACATATTTATACGGCTCCGCAGCCTGGCTTGCGTACTCTCTGGCTGCATCTTCGCTTGCTTTAGCTGCCGTCTGGCTTGCTGCCGATGCTTTCGCTGAGTTCGCAGCCGCTGTTTCGCTCACCTTTGCGTTGGTTTCACTGGTTTTTGCTGCTTTTTGACTGTTAGCTGATGCAGTGGCAGAAGCAGCCGCCGCGCTTGCAGAACTGGCTGCGGCACTCTCGCTTTGAGCCGCTGCATCCTGACTGCTTTTCGCCGCAGTTTCACTGGCTTTGGCATTCGTTTCGCTGGTCTTCGCTGCCGTCTGGCTGGACTTTGCGTTAGTTTCACTCGTCTTCGCAGCTTTCTGGCTGTTAGCCGTAGCAGTTGCTGATCCAGCTGCTGAAGTCGCAGAACCGGCTGCCGCGCTCTCGCTTTGGGCTGCTGCAACCTGGCTGTTTTTTGCCGCAGTTTCACTGGCTTTGGCATTCGTTTCGCTGGTCTTCGCTGCCGTCTGGCTGGACTTTGCGTTGGTTTCGCTCGTCTTTGCGGCTGTCTCGCTATTTTTCGCGTTGGTTTCTGATTTTTTAGCTGCTGTTGCGGAGTTTGCCGATGCAGTCTGCGAGGCCGCTGCCGCCTGTGCGCTGTTAGCTGCATTCGTTTCTGAGGTTTTCGCCGCGTTCTTCGATGATGCCGCTGCAGTTTCGGATTTCTTTGCCGCCGCTGCGCTCTGAGAGGCGGCTTCAGCGTTGCGTGCCGCTTCTTCCACCATTTCCTCAAAACGACGCAATGCCTCCGGCATGACATCATCTTCCGTCATGGCACCGAGAAAATCATTCAGCGTACCTGGTCTGGAACCTTCATAGACGGTAATGGTCCCGGCATGTGAAGGCGGAAAACCTTCAACCAGCAGGGTGACGCTGTACTGGCCATGCTCAACATCCATGCTGTAACGCCCGGCTTCATCCGGATTTTCAGAGGCCACCGTGTTCACCAGTACCGTGGTGCTGTTACGCTTTGCCTTCAGTTGAATAGTGCAGTTCTGTATTGGTTTTCCCGCACCATCTTTCAGCACACCTGAGATTTTTACTGCTGCCATATCCACTCCACAAAAAAGCCCGCCTGAACCGGCGGGCTGTCATAACACTGTGTTACCTGGCTAATCAGAACTTATAACCGACACCCACGATGAAACCGTCAGTGCGCCAGTCACCACTACCGGAGCCTTCATAAGCAATATCAATGGCCACGGATTCGGTCGGGTTAAACTGCACGCCAGCCCCCCACGCCAGAGACGTGTTGCTGTGGCGACCGTCATCACTTCCGGTCAGCACATCGTGCGTTTTCCCCTTGTTGTCAGTTACGCGGAGATAATCCCCGGAGAAAGTCGACACACGGCTGTAAGCCACACCCACCATCGCATACGCGCTGAACCATTCATTCACGCGTACAGACGGCCCCGCCATCACGCTGAACCAGCGGTTACGCACGGAATCTTCATGCCAGCGGGTATCGCTGTAGTGCGTTTTTTGCTCATCCTCAGCATTGGCATAACTGAAGGACGTAATCAGCCCCAGCGCGTCCGTAAACTCATAACGGTATTTCACGTTAATCCCGTTCAGATTATCGCTGCCGGGAGCGTTCGTACGGGCATGAAGATACCCCGCGCTCAGTGTGGACTGATGTTCAGACGCCCATGCAGGCGCACCGGATACGGACAGACAGATGGCTGCGGACAAAATGGCTGCACATAATTTACGCATAATTACCTCTCGCTTTTCTGCAATAAAAAAGGCGCCATTTCTGGCGCCCGTATTGGGGTTATAAAATTCAGCTAATCGTGATGCCTGCAGTGGCTTTCTTCATCACAACAACCAGCAAATCGCTGATACTTGCTGTGGGATACCAGCCATTTACCCACCATGCTGATACAGAAAACTCCAGCGTCATGTGGCCGCGACCAGCAGGCATATCAATAACACCACTGTAAACCAGCGTATTATCCAGCGCGGTACGGTTATAAATTTCAGCACCGTTTTTCCGTACTATCAGGCGGCATGACGAATAAATATCGTTATTCTCCCGCTCATGTCTGGCACCGCTGAATGCCACCGCCGGAATAACAATTTGCCGGTCAAACGGCTGATCGTCATAAACCCTGACGGTAATGGTTCCTGATGGCCAACGCTCCGGTGCACGGGAGTCACGGGGGAAAGCCTTACCCACTGTTTTAACGAGATCGCCTTCAATCTGGTTTGCAGACAGTTTCCCTCTGATGACACAGTTCTCGTTAATGGTGACATTATTGAGCGTGCCGGTATTCGCCGTGATGGCTCCACTGATATCCGCATTGCGGGCTGTCAGCCTGCCATCCGGCGTCAGGGAAAACGTCGGAGGATTGCCGGATGACGTGATGCTCACCGCAAACAGTCGCTTCAGGAACACGTCGTTCATGAACAGCTGATTCCCCTGCGCCACAAACAGCGGCGTGGTGTTGCCGTTCTCCGGGGTAATCATCGCAATGCGATCGGCCTGCAGCAGAATGTTACTCAGGGTCTGACCATCAACATCCTCAATCCCCGCGCCAATCCCGGCCACATAGGGAATACCGTTTTTTGTTTTCTGCACCTTCAGCATATACATGGCATTCAGCTCATTGCGCGTGTCTGACTGAACCCGCTGGATTTGCTGTATGGTCACGGCCTGGTCACCCAGCTTTTTATCCGTGGTCGAGGTAATTTCACTCCCTTTTTTATCCACGTACTGGCGGACCTGTGCTATCTGTCGGGCGTTTTCTGACTGCCCCTGGCTGACAGTCTGTGAGATTTCACTGCTCACCCGGTCCACTTTCTGGCTCACCTGCGCGATGGCCAGTGTCTGGTCCTCATTCTTTTTCGCAACCAGCTGCGTGAGGCTGTTTTCCGCCTTCCCGATTTTCCGGGTCACTTCTGCGATATCCGTGTCCATCCGCTGACGGATATCTTCTTCCAGTTGCGTGACCTCCGTACGCAGCGCTGAAGCATCAATGCGCTCTTTCAGTGCCTGGCCCAGAAGCGTCTCATCTATCAGCCCCCGGAAAATTTCCAGATACCCTTCACCATCATTGCTGGGCTGCCCGCTGGCTTCCACAAAAGCAGACTTGCCCACCAGGTTGACGCTTCGCACGTAAAACCAGAAATCCGTCCCCGGCTTAATCCGGCTCCCCTGGACAGTCCACTGACTGCCGGTCCCCAGATAACGGGCAGATTTTTCCACCTGTGCTGTGTTCGTGATGCGTTTTTCTGAGAACCAGAATTCAAACTGTACCGTCGGGTCATACACCGCAAGACGCGGGACCGCCGTTATCTGAAAATACCCCGGCGTCAGTTCAATGGTGGCGGGTTTTGCTGGCGCGTTAATCCGGAAGGTGGTGGTGGCCGGTTCGCCCTGCTGGCCATAACTGTTAATCGCCCTGACCGTCAGGGTGTATTCCCCCAGTGGCAGGCCACTGAAACGGTGCTCCGTATCGGCAGTGATGGCGGTGGTCACCAGTCTGGCATCCGTTCCCTTACCACTGGTCAGGCGCAGACTGAAGCGCACACCCTTCACCACCCGCGGCGTGTCCCATTTCGCCTGCGCCAGATACTGGCCGTCAGCTGCGCTCACCTCCACCGTCAGGTGCTGCACTGCCGGTGGGATGACGCTGTTCAGGGAACCTGACTGCGGCTCAAAGCGGGCACCGTTATCCACGATGGCTTCTTTTTCCGGTACGTGCTGCACCGCCGTGATGGCAAAGGTGCCGTCCGTGTTTTCCCGGATGGAGACACAGCGGAACAGGCGACGACGCAGTGACGGCAGGGAGAGTCCCCACACACCGTATGTCTCCACACCATCCGGCAGGGTGCTGACCTGTATCCGGTCAGGCGCGGGGTGTGCGGTGATGGCCACGCTCGCCGGCTTACCGCTGCCGTTAATCAGATTAACAGTGGCCGTGCCGGTCTCCGGCAGTGTCACCTCCCGGTCCAGCGTCAGGGTACGGCTGGCGGCATCGATGGACAGGACACGTCCGCCGGTCATGGTCCCGGCATAGTCGTTATCACAGATTTCAATGATGTCACCGGGTGTGTGACGCAGCCCCTGTGACCCGAGCGTGAAATCCACCGTCTGCGTTTCCAGCAGTTCGGTCTTTATCACCCACAGCCCGGCACGGTGGGCCTGACCGCGGCTGGTACAGCCGAACGCGTCCATCTTCAGCAGGTTGCGTCCGTAGCGCAGTATGGCTTCCGGGTCTTCCACCAGTTCCGTGGAGGTCTGCCAGCCGTTCTGCGGGTCGGTGTAATTCACCTCCACTGCCGTGTGCCGGTCCTTCAGGGCACTGAAGCTGTAGCGGAAACCCACGCCGTTATCATCCACCACCACATCGCTGTTGGTGTACGGCCACACCACATCCGACGGACGGTCCTGAACGAACGTCAGCGTCTGGCCGTTCCATACCGGCATACAGCGCATCGCAGAGCAGAAATCACTGAGAACGTCCCACGCCTTACGCTGTTGTGCCAGGTACGCATTAAAGGTCATCCGCGGCTCGGTCCCCCCGAAACCATCCGGGACCGTCTGGTCGCAGTACTGCCCGATGGCATACAGCGCCCACTTGTCCACATCCGCCGCCCCCAGACGTTTTCCCATGCCGTAGCGCGGGTGAGTCAGCATGTCCCACAGACACCAGGCCGGGTTGTTGCTGTATGCCGGTTTCAGGCTGCCGTCCCAGATACCACTGTACGTGCGTTTTTCCGGGTCATAGTTTGACGGCACCTGGATGATGCGACCGCGGATATGGTAGTTCACCGTCATCTGCTGGCCGCCGAACTGCTCCGCATCCACCTGCAGCCCCACAATGGCCGTGTTCGGGTAGCACTGTTTCACATCGATGATTTCGGTGTATGACGACCACAGCGTCTTATTCTGCAGCTGGTCCGTGGTGCTGTCCGCCGTCTCCCGGACCATCCGGATGTTAAAGGGCCGGGGAGGCAGATTATCCAGAATCACCGAGGCCAGGAACTGTGAGGTGGTCTTGCCGTTAATGGTGACGTCCTTTTCTGTCACCCAGTTACCGTTACGCTGTAACTGAATCAGCAGGCGGACGGATGCCGGGTTACGGTCACCCTTTGACGTGGTCTGCACCAGTGACTGCACCCCGAAGGTAACCCGCAGGCGGTCAATGTTCGCGGACGTAATGGTGCGCGTCACCGGTTTTGCCTTCGTCACTTCCACGCCCAGTCCGGTTTCAGCTCCGGAGGACTCAAAGCCTTCCGGTGGTGTCTGCTCCTGCTCCCCGGCACGCCAGACCGCGGTCACACCGTGTATCACGGGATTACCGTCCGTGTCCGTCAGCGGGGTTTTGTTCACCAGGATACTCTGCAGTCCCTTCACCGGACCTTCTATCGGTCCCTCACCAATCGCATCAATCACACTCATCATCTGCGTGGATTTGAGATTATCCTTCGCCTCGCGCGGTGTGTGCGCCTTACCGCCACCTTTACCCACTCGCTCCCCCTCTCCTGTCTGATGTCTGAATCTGTTTATGCCCAAAAAACAACAGGCACCCCGGAGGATGCCTGTATCATGACTGAATAAAAATTCTGAATATCTTCACATTTTCACAAACTGACTGTGGCGCGTATAATTTCTCTGCGTTAATTTTTTTGTCGTGACATAAGAATAATTCCTTACACTTAATCTTCGTAACTCTCCCGCAGTTCCTGTCCGCGATCACTGCGGGATTTTTTTATTCTTTTTACCCCTGCCGCCCGATAACCACGACCTTTCCGCCCCCGCCTTCATCACGGGTGCTGATGTCCTGGGATATACGGCGGGAGCCAACCAGCATTTCCCCGTAAGGCACCGGCATCGGGTTCCCCTGGGCAATCATGTTATCCAGCGAGGAAAAGTACGTGTTCTGTCTGCCGTTATCCGTTGCGCGGTAATCCGGTGTTTTTGCCTTCGGGGCCAGCATCTGGGCCACTCCGCCCAGTATCATGCTGCCCCCCAGTGAAAACAGCATCGTGGTGGCAGAAAAACCACCGGCACTCAGGGCTGTACCCCATAACGCCATCGAGCCTCCGGCCGTGAAGAAAGAGCCCACGATGGCTGCCGCCCCCAGCACAATCTGCAGTCCACCCTTTCCGGCCCCGGCCAGTCGCGGCACAATGTGGATGACCGTTCCCTCACCCAGCTGTTCGTGAAGACGGGCGTACACCGCCTCCGGTGCCGTGTCATCACCGGCAATACGTATCTGGTACCAGCCTTCGTTCATCTGACGGCGAAAGCCCGGCATCTGCATCGACAGGGCGCGAATGGCTTCCGCTGCCGTGTTCACATACAGGCTGAGGCGGCGGCCAAATCGTTGTAAATCCCCGTGAAGGCAGATGCGTGCCAGTGGCGGTGACGCCAGACAGAATGCGTTCGTCGTTGCCATTTTTCGGAATACCTCTCCCGTTTACTCAGTTGTTCAGGCAGATGGTGAAGCAGCTCACCGTTGCCGCAGTAAATGGCGGCATGGTTCGGTACCGAAGCACCAAAGCAGCACAGCAGAATATCGCCCGCCTGTGCAGAGGACAGGGGCACCCGGTAAAAGCCGGTGACCGCCATATTGTCCAGGTAAAGGTTCTGACCGTTGCGCCACCAGTCATCCTCGCGATGAAAATCCGGCATTTCAGTCCCCGCCAGATGATAAGCATCCCGGAACAGCGTGTAACAGTCCGTCACCCCGTGCTCAAAGCGCCGTCCCGTCAGATGTGGCACACAGCGGAATTTGTGAATGTCACCCCGGCAGACCAGCCACCAGGGCAGTGCGCTTTTTATCTGCAGCCGCCGGTCAGCCTCGCTCAGCCAGGGCAGCCCACCGGGATGACTGTGGACCAGTGCCACAATCTCCCCCTGCATCTCTGCCCGCAGCCAGTCTTCCGGTGCGATACGAAAATACGCCTCCGGCTCTGCGGAAATATTCACACAAGGGATATACCGCTCCCCCTCCGGCGTGCTTATCACGAAGCCGCACGACTCCGCAGGCGCACACCGCCGGGCGTGCGCCAGAATCGCTGATTCTGTCTGTGTCATAAACCGGGATTTACTGCGAAAGTTTATTAATGGAAAGGAAACCGCCAAAATTGCCGACATTCCTGCGCAGTTCACACCCGCGCATGCACTTGCTGCATCTGTCCTTACGGATATCCGTGGTGGGTTTATCGAACTCATCCGCCACTGCCCCGCCCGTGTAACCACACTCATCAGAGCGGTAGGTCCACATACAGGTGTTCGCCAGCATGATACGACCGGGAAACAGCGCCCCGTCCGTCTCGGTCGGTGTGGCCAGCACAAACGAGGCCGTCATGGCTGTCAGCTGCGACATCTGCTCCACCACCCAGCGGTCACTCAGCTCCTGCTCCGGGTCCGCCTCCGGATTGCCCGCAACGAAATTCACCGCATCCAGAAAACGGGCATACACCCGGCGGCGGACCACCGTGGCCCCCACCAGACTCTGCAGGTCTTCTGCCATCCCGGTGACCAGACCGAACAGATTGGACACCGTCAGTGACGGGCGGGCACTGCTGCCCTTTCCGTTCATCTCAAAGTCACTGCCGTCAATCGGGTATGCCTGATACTTACGCCCCTGCCAGGTCACCGGCTCCCCTTTTTCATTCAGCTCATTACAGAAAAAATACCGCTCACCGCCCTGTACCGTCAGGTCGATTTCCCAGAGTACCACCCGCGGTGACGGCTCTGATTTAACCGACTCGTTCAGACTTTCTTCGTGAATATCCTGCATCAGTTCACCACCTGCTTAAACTCCGCGCTGAACTCAACGCGCAACATCCCGACCCGCGCAGACCACCCGGCACAGGTCACCTTTATCTGCCGGTATGCATAGGGTGGCTTCCACAAAAATGCCTTCCAGCCCCCGTGCTCTGCCAGGAACGCTTCCAGATGCCGGGCCTCCTCCCGGGTCACGGAAAGCGTCACCCTGTATGTTTTCAGGTCAGCATTCAGCCCTGCCGCCATACGCTGTGAGTACCCGTCACCAAAACGCACTTCACGCACCGATGGCTGCGAGTTCACCTCCATATCCGGCTTCACTTTCCAGCGAAAGGTTTTCATCGACCGCTCCCTGATAACAGACCGCCATCACGCAACTGCAGCCGGAGTTCATCCTGTGCCCCCTTGCGGGCCATGTCATACACCGCCTTCATCAGCTGCGACCCCGCCTGTCCGTTGATACCGTCGTTCTGAATCACCACGTGATTGTTCTGATTAAAATTAATGCCTTCGGCCCGCCGCATCTGCGCCGGACTTCCGGCAGCACCCACATACCCCCCTTCCGCATAGCCCCGCATCAGGCGGTACAGGTTCCCGACACCAATCCGGCTGGTTGCCTCCTTCGTGAAGACAAACTCCCCGCGGTGGACAATCCCCGCTGGCTCATATTTGCCACCGGTTCCCGTAAATCCTCCGGTCGCAAAATGGAATTTCGCCGCAGCTGCCTGAATGGCTGTACCGCCTGACGCGGATGCGCCACCACCAACAGCCCCGCCAATGGCGCTGCCGATACTCCCGACTATCCCCACCATCGCCTGCTTCAGAAAAATCTCTGTCAGCATGGAGAGCACAGAACGGGTGAAGCTGCGCCAGTTCTGCTCACTGCCGGTCAGCATCGCCGCCATATTCTGTGCAATACCATCAAAGGTCTGCGTGGCTGCACTTTTTACCTGCGACATACTGTCCGTGGCACTCTCTTCCCACTCACTCCAGCCGGACCTGAGGCCTGCCATCCAGTTCCCGCGAAGCAGGTCTTCAGCCGCCCAGGTCTTTTTCTGCTCTGACATGACGTTATTCAG